CACCCCGTAAAGGGTGTCGGATCTGCTTCACTATTCATACATCACTGTCTATCGCGGTAGTGTACTGGGATGGAAGTCCTTAGTACACCCAACTTAGCAGGTGTGTATGTCTAGGAGCTCCTTCCAAGATTGTAATCCCCTTCCAGGGACCAAGATCTGAAGAAGGAGCTCACTGAAGCAGTTCGGCATAGCCGGACGTACACGAGGAACGTCTCATGGGTCTTGCATCTCATACCAACGCCGTTGGCAGCCATTCACGATACAAATTCGTGCAGGACCGTCAGTGGGGGAGGTATTATGGTAATCATAACGTAGACGAAATCAACAATAGTTACTATGTTGAGGACGCCTATTCCTGGAAGCCGGCTCCCTATCATGGGGATCACCGGTCTGCCTACTATTACACGCGAAGCGTGTTTAAAGTGACAGCGGATGTGCCAGCAATTTGGCATCGTTATGAAACGATTGGAAATCCACCTCATCAGGACATCTTAATTGACTTATATTGGGAAACCCATATGAGTCAAGGAAGAGGAACTTTTGGGCAGTATGGTGAGCCTGATCCGAACTCGGATAATGCTCGATCCAAATCGATTACCACTGCTCTTAACAATCTCCAACAGCATGATGCTGGTTTTGGAGCTGATTTAGGGCAGACACGCAAGACTATCGACGAGTTCGCGCACATGTGTAGTAGGTTTGCAGCAATGCTTGCCGCACTTAAGCATGGTAACCTCAAACTGGCCGCTAGTAATTTGGCCGGAATGACTGGTAAGCGTGGAACTAGATCAGCATCAAAAGCGATTTCCGCTCTCTGGTTGGAATACATTTATGGCCTCAAGCCATTGATGAAAGACCTTCAAGAGTTGCAAGCTATCGTTCATGATCGATTACAGGCACCCCTTCTCAAGTATGGGAAAGGGACTGGTTCATCAGTAGTTGACCACTCAGGCATCTACGATGACGGATCTATGGATTGGCACAATTACAAGAAGAGTTCTTACAAGACTCAATTGTTTGGCCAAGTCAGCAATCCAAACCTTTACGCCTTAAATCAAGCTGGTCTTATCAACCCGTTAGCTATTGCCTGGGAATTGCTCCCTTGGTCGTTTGTGATCGACTGGTTTGTACCGGTCGGTCAGACTCTACAGGCATGTACTGCAGGTTGTGGCCTCGACTTCGTCGGGGGCTGGACTACGGACCAAATCCATGTTACCAATGAGATCAAGCGTCGCTTGAATTTCACTGGTTATGGAACCGGTTGTGTTAGTCCCGGTCTTTTCCAGGTTACTGGATTTGAATTTCGTCGGTTCCCTCATAACCACTTACCGTGGCCTGAGTTCTTTGCCGACTTAACCCCTTATTCAACCACCAGAGCTGTCAATGCCTTGGCATTAGTCAGTCAACTAACGTAGCAATTCCGCTCGTTAGTATCAGCAAAGAGGTATTAACAGCCTCTTTAAGGAAAGTCAAAACAATGACTCAACTCGCCTCCTTGGTCCTCAAGGACCATTTGGACGCTGACGTCACGTTTGTCCCGAAGGACATCGTGGGTGGTGTCGCGACGACCGTCAATACGACGGGAGTACCGATCGGCGATAAGACAGTGTCTTTCGCCATCAACCGCACGACAACCGGTAAACGGAAGGTGACCCTTAAACTGGCCATCCCCGTTGTTCAGGATGTCGTGGTTGCTGGAATCAGTCGTCCAACGATCGTGCGTTCGGCTTATGTCGATATCGCATTTTCGTTCGATCAGACCTCCAGCACCGTGGAGCGTCAGGATGTCCTGGCACTGACGAAATCGCTGCTTGGAAACAGCGGTCAAATCGTGCCACTCGTCACTGATCTCTCGTCGCCCTACTGATGGGCGGCGACTCTGGGGGGTCGAAACTTCAGTCATTAAGCCTTATTGCCCTTGTGGCAATTGTTGCCTTTGTGATTGTTGTCTTGGCCTTCTTCTTTAAGGGGTCTGGGAACACCCAGCCACCCCTTGTTATGATTGGACAACCACATGACAATCCAGAGCCGCGGATTGCGTTTACGCAATACGGAACTTCCGGAAGACTTGACTCTCCAACTCGTACACAGAATCAACAGCCTAAGGTCCTCCGTCAAGACGGATTACCTGAAACAGGAGATTCTGAGTAAGTACGTCTCAGACCAAACCGATCCTCCCCTAACAAGGAGAACCCGCGCCATTACCAAATGGTTAGCAACGGAAGCTGAGAACGAAGCTACCAATGATAGGCTTTTAATAACCCCCGAGGATTTTCAAATTCTTCCTCGGGTTGCCTATGGTGCTTTTGTTAGTTGGTGTCGTGATCTCATTCGTGAAATCATTGGGGACGTTCCACCGGTTGATGCCCTCATAGGGTCATTTTCCGGTGGAGCTTCCACGAGTCGTCAACGTACTTGTAGCCAACCCGGCTTCAAGTATCTCGGAAAAGCACATGTCACCGCAAGATGCCTAGAAATCTGGTCCTCCTTGGAGGAAGAGATGCCCGGGTGGCTTGCGGTAGATGACATTCTCCATCCAGAGATTGTTGTCGGCAACGTGTTGTTTACCGTTCCCAAGAAAACCGATATAGATCGTGTAGCTTGCAAAGAGCCCGATCTGAATATGTTCATCCAGAAGGGGATAGGCAGGTACTTCAGAACTTGCTTACGCCGAACCGGAATAAACCTTAATGATCAGTCAATAAACCGATCATTAGCTCATGAAGGATCAGTTTCAGGAAAGTTAGCAACTCTCGACTTGTCGAGTGCTAGCGATTCTGTCACTGAGGGTCTTGTAGCCCTTCTCCTACCTGAGATCTGGTTCACCCACCTTGACGCTGTTAGGTGTCATGTCACCGTCATTGACGGTGAGGAACATCGGAACCATATGTTTTCCTCAATGGGAAATGGGTTCACGTTTGAACTTGAGAGCTTGCTCTTTTACGTTCTAGCGAGAGCCACAGCCTGGTTTACAGGCACACGTGGAGTCGTTTCCGTTTATGGTGATGACATAATCTGCTCTGCAGATATGGCTGATAAACTCATTTGGGTTTTACAGTATTTTGGTTTTTCGGTTAACCCCGATAAAACCTTTGTACGTGGTCCCTTCCGTGAGTCATGCGGCGGTCATTACTGGAATGGTCTCGATATAACTCCTTTCTATATTAGGAAGCCTATCTGCGAGTTACCCGATCTCATTGATGTTGCTAACAAGCTTCGTCAATGGGCTGAGGTCGCAGGTGTTAGTTGTCTTGACCCTGAGGTTGAGTCAATTTGGCTTTGGCTGAAAAGCCTTGTTCCTAATATTCTTTGGGGTGGTGTTGATACTCAGTTTAAGTACCAGCTTGTGTCGCAAGACATATCTTCGCATCGTCTTTCTGAAAGGAGACGTAGCGTTGACGCTGGTTACGGTGGGTATTTTCACTGGCTTAACGCCACATGGGATAGAACTCTTCTTCGTGATGGGGTCGAAACCTCATCATTTTCAAAGACTCTAGCCTCAAAACTGGAGTTGAAGAAAGTTCGAACACCAACGGTACCTCGTTTGCAGTCATTATTCTCGTCAGAGATTTTGACGACATCCGAG